GGTTTTGCGTCCGGGGCACCGACTCTGGACACATGGCTGAAGCGCAAGGCCAGTGCCAATCAGGCGTCGGGGGCCTCGCGGACCTATGTGCTGTGCCGGGGCCTGCGGGTGGTCGGCTTTTACGCGTTGGCCGCCGGATCGGTCAGCCATGATCTGGCCCCTCGCAAGCTGAAGCAGAACATGCCCGACCCGGTTCCGGTCATTGTGCTGGGCCGATTGGCGATTGACGCTTCCGAACAGGGCCATGGCCTCGGCCGCGCGCTTTTGCGCGATGCGGTGCTGCGGATCACGGCGGCGGCGCATGAGGTGGGCATTGCGGCCATTCTGGTGCATGCGTTGAACGATCGCGCGAAGGCCTTTTACCTCGATGCGGGGTTTTCCGAGACGGCGGTGGAGCCGATGACGCTGTTCCTGCGGATCAAGGACGCCAAAGCGCTCTTGGGTGAGGGGTGATCTTCACCGCCGGATCTCGATGAGCGGGATGGAGGTGATCGACCCGAGCCGCTCAAGGTCGAGGGTGACGTCGAGCGTGTCGGTGTCAAACCGCACCGGCACGTCAAAAGCAAAGCCTGCGGTGATGATCACCCCGGCTGCGGGCGGTTCGGCGAAGCTGACCACGCCGGTGTCGGTATCGACGCTCCATCCGGTGATCAGCTCGGTGCCGTCCAGCATCACCCGCACTGAGGCCGGGACTGGTTTTGTGATGCTGCGCGCCCAGCTTTGCGCGCCCGAGATATAGCGTTTGATCAGCTGGAAGGTCGTGGCGAGACCATCACCCAGACCGATCTGCTGATCGGCGGGCGTGTCTTGTTGCGAGGGCAGCCCGCTTTTGTAATCGGCCCAATCCTTGAAGCGAAACCCGTGCAGGCGGCCGCCTCTCGCCTCGAAGAACGCGACCACCGCCGCCAGATCATCGGCGCGGCGGATGCCGTAGGCCACATCATAACGGCGGCGCGAATTGGCCCAGCTGGCGTTGCGCTCCTCGTCACCTGAAGCCAGTTCCACCACCTGCGTGCGCCGTTCTGGCCCGCCGCGCGCCCCGCGGCTGATGTTGTCGGGAAACCGCACCTCGTGAAACGCCATCATATGCCCCTCTGGCCCAGCGACACCGCGCGGGCAATGTCGGCGGCGACCTGTGTTCTGGACTGCCGGAAGCTGTCGGTATCGCGGGCATTGATGGTGACATTGACGGCGGGTGCTGCGGACTGGCCTTGGCCAAAGCCAGCCGCCTCTCGACGCGACAGCACCCGTTCGCCGCGTTGCAGGATCGCCGGAACCTCGTCCGGGCGCAGCCCGGCAAAGCCACCCGAATGCATGCGCGGCGCATTGGCAAAGGCCAGCGCTGGCACCATGCGACCGGTGCCCGGCGATCCGACCACGCCGCCTGCGTGCAGGATACTGGCAAACAAGCCGCCCGCACCGCCCAACGCGCCGGAGAGCGCATTGGCGATCGGCCCCAGGATAAATCGCCGCGCCGCCAGCTTGGCCAGATCGGCGATCATGGAAGTGACCAGATCGCCGAAGTCGAGCTTGCCGGTCTTCACAAACTCACCCACCGCGTTCTCGGCGCTCTGGAAGGCTCCGACCAGCGTGCTCCCGATATCGCCCCCGATGTCGCGGGCCTTGGCAGCATAGTCGGCCAGTGTGGCGGTGACGGTGGCCCAGCCGGTCAGGGCGGTTTTTGCGCCCTCGGCGGTCGCTGTCCCGGCGGCCCGGCCAGCCGCCCCGGCACCCCCGGCGGCACGGCGCGTGCTTTCAAGTTCCTCGCTCAGCTTAGCGGCGGCGGCATCGGCTTTGGCCAGTGAGGCCTCTGCCTCCGCCCCGCTGCCGGTCATGGCATCGCGCAGCGCCTGCAAACTGGCGAGCGGCCGACCGGCGGCATCGGCGAGCATGCCCGCCGCCTCGCGAAACCCATCGGCGCGGGCGCGGGCATCCTCGGCCATCGCGCCGAGGCCAAGGTCTGGTGGGTCCAGGAAGCTGCGCGACAGCGCGGCAGAGAAGGCATCGGCTGCGGCAGTGCCAGCGGCTGTCGCGGCGCCCTCGAACGGGTTGCCGATCCGGCCCAGTCCCACCGGGTCGAGCGTGCCGATCCGCACACCGCCCTCGCCGGTCGCCCATTCCGGCAGCAGCGCCAGCGCCGCGTTAAGCCCTTCGATGAAGCGGTTGATGCGGGTGACGACACCATTCAGCATCGCCTCGACACCGGAGATCAACCCGTTTGCCGCCTGAAACGCGAAGTCGCCGATGGTACCGGGCAGTCCGCCCCAGATCGCCACGGCGGCATCAAAGGCCCCCTGAAAGATCGCCGCAGTCCGGTCGCCGAATCTCACCACGCCCGCGATGGTGCCCTCGAGTTCTGACAGACCGGACGCCTTCAGCTCCTCCCAGCCTGCGGACATGCGCGCGAGCGCACCATCCAGTGCCAGACCCATGCGGGACCACACTTCCCTGGCCAGATCACCCAGCAGCCGGAACGCCGCGCCCACCCCGCCTGCGCCCGCGACCAGCCTTGTGAACTGGAACACCAGCTCGCCCGCACCGACGATCAGCGCGCCAATACCGGTGCGGATCAGGGCACCGCGCAGCACGACCAGTGCCGTCGCCAACCCGCGCACCGAAAGCGCCGCCGCTGCCAGCCCGGCCACCCAGCGCCCGGCCATGACGCCTGCAAAGGTCGCGGCGATGGACGTCAGCCGCCCGATGTTGTCAAAAAGCGCCCGGATTGCGATGCCCAGCGGCCCAGAGGTGCGCGCCACGCTCGCCAGCGCATTGGCCACCGCCTCCAGCGCCGGGGCGGCCGCTACCGCCAGCTGGTTCGAGACCCCGCGCCAGATCAGCCCCAGCCGGGAGATCGCGTCATTGGTGCGCTCGATCTGGGCGGCGTCCTGATCAGAGACCGCCACTCCGAAATCGCGCACATCGTCGCTGGCCTGGCGCAACGTCGCCGTGTCGATCCGGGTGAACACCAGTGCTGCGCGGTCGCCGAAAAGCTGCGAGGCGACAGCGGCGCGCTCGGCCTCTGGCACAAACTGGCCCAGCGCCTCCTGAATGGTGGCGATGCGTTGATCCAGCGGCAGGCGTTGCAGATCCTCAGCCGAGAGCCGCAGGCGGCGCAGGGCGTCCACGGCGGGGCCGGTCCCGGCAGCCGCCTGAGACAGCCGCCGCGTCAACTGCACGGTGGCCTGTTCGACCTGACCCATCGACACGCCCGCCAGATCGCCTGCGCGTTCCAGCACCTGAATGCTGGCCACGGTCGTGCCGAGTGAGGCCGCGAGCTTGGCCTGCGCGTCCACCGTTTGCAGCCCCGAGCGGATCATCGCGGCCCCGGCAGCGGCCAGCGCGGCGGTGGCAGCGGCCGCAGCCAGCGTGGCGCGGCGGGCGAATGCGGCGACGCGGGCATTGGCCAGATCCATCTCGCGGCTGAGACGGCCAAAGCCGCGCGCGCCAGCCGCGCCCACGCCCTCCAGCTCGGCGCGCACCTGGCGGCCGCCTTCCGCCACGAGGCGGACAGAGACCCTCTTCTCAGCCATCGCGGCTTCCTTCCATCTGTTCGTTGAGTTTGCGCACCATCACCGCCTCGATCTCGGGCAGCAGTTCGGCGGCGACGAGGGGGGCGATGCCCAGTGCGCGAGCGAGGGCAATTGCCGCGCCCATGTCCCAGCCCAGGACCGCGCCGGGGATCACCCGCAGCTGGCCGCCAAGGCGGCCGACCAGATCCCAGATCTGCCAGCCCTCGAAGCTCTGCGGACGGTTCAGCCGCGCCGGGCAGTCCGGGCAGGTTTGCGTGCAGGCCTGGCAGTATCGCTCGCCTCCGCCGAAGGACCACTCGGCAAGGGCGCAGAGCCGTTTTTTTCCGCGTCCAGAATAAGACCCCGCGCGACATAGGAGGTCTGGAAGGCTTCAAAAACCGGCCAGATCTCCAGCAGGGCATCGATGCCTTCCGGCGAAACGGGGATGATGTTGCCCGCGTCATCGCCGACACCTTCCCAGTCGAGCACGGCGCGGCGGGCGACGGCTTTGGCCATGGCCAGCGCCAGGTCTTCCTGGCTGGCATCCTGGGGCAGGGCCTCGACGGCGGCATCGGCGCGGGCCGAGACCATCAGCGCGGTGGTCAGAGGTGCGACCCGCAGGCGCAGGCCGGGGGCAAGCTCCAGCCATTCGGGGCTGGCGGTCAGGTTCAGGCGGATCATCAATAGGCCTCCACATCATTGATCAGGGTTGCGGTGCACATGCGGCCAAGGGTGCTGTCGCGCGCTGCCTGCCAGTCGAAGGTGGCCTGCACGCCCTGCGGTCCGGAAATCTCGATGCGGGGACGGGGCAGATAGACGGCGTGCACGGTGAAGCTGAAACTTTCGCCCGTGGGCAGGACATAGGCGAAACTGATCTCGGCGGGATCGCCGTTGATCGCCTGGCTCACCAGCGTGCTGTCCGCAAAGCGGACCTCAATCCGCCCCGTGAGTGCTGCGATGCTCGGGTCGGCCCCGTCGATCCTGCCGTCGCTGCGGATGGTCTCGATCCGGTCGAGGTTGTTGGCATAGGTGATCTCGGCCGAGACCACATTGCCCAGCGCCGTGCCATTCCGGCTGATCGCGCCGTTGAAATGGCCAAACCGCTTCAGCGCCTGATCGGCGGGCGTGCCCGCGCTGGTTGTCGTGGCGATGACTTCACCCTGCGCCACCAGCCGGGCGGTGGCCGTCAGCAGCCCCGAGCGCTGCACCTGCCAGCTGAGCTGATCCAGCACGCAGCCGGAATACATCGCAAAGCGCGGCACCTCGGGCATGCCGGTCTCGATGGACATCGAGGGCAGTTCCCATGCGCCCGATCGGAACTCATGGGTGTAGGGTGCCGCCGCGCCGGTTGTAACCGGATCGCCAAACGCCGCCTTGAGCCAGAACCCGAACCCCGCGGCATCGATCGGCACCACCACATCGCCATCCGCCGTCACCGCGTCCTTGATCGGGGCGAGGGGATCGCGGCCATAGCCCAGGAGTTCGCTGTTCAGCAGCGGCTGTTCCGATCCGAGCGAGGTGCTGGCGAAGGGCATCCTGGTAAAGCCGCCAGCGGGCGGGGTGCCGTAAACTGTCTCAAAGCCGAGCGCCATCTGCGCCCGCGCGCCTTGCGCACGTGCCATGGGGGTCTCCTGTTGTTGGGGGTGTCAGGCCAAGGGGCCGGGGTTGGTGTAATGCAAGACGATGGTGATCACCGCAGCTTTGAGGGCCGCCGCGCCCTCGATGGGCAGATCGACCGAGGCCGGGGCTTCGGGTTCAGCCCAGTCGCAGAGGCCGCCCAGTGTGCGGTCGGCCTCCAGCGCCGCGCCGATGGCGGCGATCAGGTCGTCGAAGGCACTGGCCCTGCCGGTGCCAGCCTGGACAACCACCTCCAGCTCGGCCCGGTGCTGGTAGTGGTAGCGCAAGGGCGACAGTGTCACCTCGGGCTCGCCCGGCTGGCCATCGCGCAGGATGATCAAGCCGGTTGCCGGGATCCGCTCGGGCAGTACATCATCGCGCAGCACAAGGGCGGCAAGTGGTTGCAGCCGCGTGTGCAACGCGGCGAGGACGGTTTCGCGGGTGGTGGGCATTGGGTGAACCTTGACCGATTGGGAACGATGTTGGGCTCAGCGAACCTTGCCCAGCGGGCGAAGGAGAAGCGCCAGATCGCGTTTTCTCGACAACCTGCTTATAGGGCGCATCTGTTGTGCGAGGATATCTGGGATAGCGGCAACCGAAGCCGAGCGCTAAGCTCTTCTTCAAATCGAACATTTTCTTGGAGTGCCGACATTGGGTAGCGTGAAAGAATATTATCACGATGAGCTTTCGATGGGGGCTCAACGCTGGGTTTCAGATGTTTTTTTCATTTGTCCTGTCTGCGCAAACGAAATCCGGCAGGAGGTCGATGTGCCGGAGCCCAACTACGCCGGAGAAAAATCTAGCGAGATGGTCTCGGAAGGGGAGGTCGAGATCCATTGCGACGGTTGCGACAACTACTTCGACGGCGACGCTTGGGCGGGCCCGGCCCATTGTGACATCACGCTACGAGACTACCCTGAGACGACGGTATCATGCGATCCGCCCGGTTACGACCGACCTCCTGAAGATTGGGACGATTGGAAGGTCCCCGATGATCCAGCAAGCGTTTTCAAGGCAAACGTCACTGAACTCCACCTTTTGATCGATCAACAGGCTCAGGCCGACGGTTATAGCCTCATGAACCGTATGATCTTTGCGCAAATTCTGACATTCTTGGAGGCGTATTTTTGCGACACGCTCATTTCCGGACTCCGTCAACGTCCAGACCTATTGGTAAATTTTGCGGAACGAGATGGCTCCATATCGCAAACGGGTTTCAGCGCATCCGCTATACTTCGCGACCCGGACCACGTTCGAAAGGCGGTTGAGCACAACCTGAAATCGAGGCTCTACCATCAATTTGGAAGCGGGAAGGCCGACGGAAAAGGAAAGCCGAAGGCCGAGGGAGTCCCCCTATGGTATGCGATGGCTTTTGGGTTCTCACTTGCAGCAACAGATGATGATTTGAAGTCGCTTAGAGAATACGCAGCGCTGCGCCACGATTGCGTTCATCGAAACGGCAAGACGAAAGATGACAAGGTTCTAAACCTGTTCGATAAGACCTATCTGATGAAGGCATTGGCGCTGGCTGAGCGCATCGTGAACCACATCGAGGCATCTATTCGGTCGTTACCTCCGGTAAAGCCAGAACCATTCTGATTATGTGGTGAGTTACCCGAACCGTTCATTGCCCCGGGACCCCGTTGCGGAAGATGGTTGCCCACCCTACACCCATCCCGCCACGATCCGCCCCGGTACGCCGTCCACCACTCGCTCCGCATCCCGCGCCAGATCCAGCCGCTTTCGTAGTTTGACCTGCGGCACCAGCAGGAAGATCGGCACTGTGGTCAGCCCACGACCTGTTTTTGAGCGCGACGCCACCGCGCGCCCCTTGGTGTTCAACCGCCCCTCTGCGACCAGCAAGCTCGGCCCGCGACGACGGAAAACAAACCGCAGCCGCAGCCCGGTGCGGCGTTCCCATTCACCGGGGGTGATGCGGCCGCCTTTGCTGCTCTTGCCTGCAGCCGGAGTGGGGATCGCCAGCCAGAACCCATTCCTGGACCTGATCAGCGGCCCCGTGTCATGCGCGCCGATGATCACCGGGGCCTTGGACCAGACCAGCGCCGCCGCGTTCAGGCTGTCTCCAGATTTGGGAAAGCTGGCGAGGCGGATGCTGTTGCCAAGCCGGGTGCCGAGGCCAGCGCCGGTGATCTGACCGCGCCAAGCGGATTTCAAGGAGGTGCCCGCCTCGCGCATCGCAGCTGACACCGCTTTTTCACCGGCGGCGATCTCCGCCTGCATCAGCGCGACGAGGTCCGGATCGAATGCGATTTTCAACTTCATGATGGCCGCAAGTCCAGTGACCAGATCAGGCGCTCGCGGTCACGGACAGGCTCCCCTTGGATGGTGAAGCTGTCGGTGCCGATCACGATCAGATCGCCGGGGCGGGGATCGGGCAGGTCGGACACGCGGACCTCGACTATCATGGTGTCGCTGACAAAGCGCGCGGCACCAAATTCGGTGATGCGATCCGGGGCGCGGCGGATGACGCGGATCGGGTGTTCCTCTGATGTGGTCGCAGATATCCAGACAGCCGCCGCCGCCATGGACGGGTTGGCATAGATCCGGTCCATGGCGGTGGCGAAGACGGTCATGATGATTTCTGCCGCTGATCAGTTCGACGTGTGAATGCGGATTGCGATGCGCGGGCGCTTGTTGACCGGCAGGATCGAGGCTTCCGTCATCAGGTCGATCCAGCGGCCCTTCTCGTCGAGATGCTGACGGGCGTAGAGCGGCAGGCCGAGGGTGTTGGCCGCCTCCAGCAGGTTGGCCGGGCCGCCATAGGTGGTGAACGTGTCCATGGTGCCGAGCGGGAACGCGATGCCCTCACTGGCCGGGATCAGCCGTTCGGTGGCCTTGGTGGACAGGGTGACGGTGCCCGCATACTCCTCGAACACGATGCCTGCGAAGGGGAAATTGCGGCGCACATCCTGGCGCAAGGGCTGCGCGCCGGTGGCGGCATAGAACTTGTAGGCCTCCTCGGTCTTGGGATGCGCGATCAGCTTGTCGAAGAATTCCCGGCTGACGAGGGCATGCACGTCGGTCATGCTCTCACCAAGCAGGTTGTCTTCCATCGACCGCAGCACCTCGCGCACCTTGCCCTGCACATTGGTGCCTGCGGTGCCCAGAAGGAAATCCACCGAGATTTGCGCCAGGCCAAACTCGGTGAAGTAATTGTAGAGGGTTGTCCCGGCCCCGTCCTTCACGATGCCGCGCAGCGCATTCATCTCCATGTATTCGCGGGTCTGGGCGTGCTTGCGGCGCATCAGCTGCAGCTTGCGGTTCATCACCTCGACCAGCGGATCGGCGCCGTCGAAAACGCCCAGCGCCGGTTGCCCCTGAATGTCGCCGGGCAGAATGACATCGTCATGCGGGATCCACGGCAGGGCGAAGGACCGCATCGAGCGCCCCTCGCGGGTGCCGACGGTAGCGGGACCACCCAGCGGCACCGAGGGCAGCAGGTTCAGCACGCCTTCGTATTGCTCGATGATGACGGAGCGTTGGGAGACGCCCTCAAAACGGAACAGGCCGATCTGGCCGAGGCGGGTGTAGAGATTGGGCAGGATGTTGATGGCCTGCGTCATCTCGGCCAGCGAGTAGCCGCCAGCGTCAAAGGGATTGCGAACAAGGGTCATGGGGTGCTCCGGGGGAATGAGGGAAGGGGCGCGACTGGCTGGTCAGCGTCAGACGCCGTCGCGGGCGATGATGCCGACGGCGGCCAGCTGGGCGATCTTGGCAGTGATCTTGGTGCTGTCATCGACGGTGGCCTCGTAGGCGAGGCCCGCGCGCGACACGATCGCGGGGCCACGGGCGACGACGATGCCGGTGGCATCCGCCAGCGTGGCATCGACAGCGTAAAGCAGCACGGCGCTGGCGACCTGCGACCCATCCGTCCCGGTCGCGGGTGACAGGGTGTATTTGCCGCTGGCGGTGATCTTCCCCAGCACCGAGCCGACCGGGTAGGGCATGCCGATCAGCAGAGTGACCACCTCGCGGGTGTAGTTCGGGTTGACCTCATATTTGAGGACATCGCCCATGCTGGGCGGTTCCGTCAGGACGGGCATTGGTCAGTCTCCATGGTTTTTGGGTGGGGTGGGGCGCTGGGTCAGCGCTTGGCGTCGGTCGCGGTTTTCTTGGCAGCGGCCACGATGGGGCTTTCCTTGGCCGCGGCGGCCGGGGCGGTGGCGATGATGCCTGCCGCATCGCTGCGGGCGGCGAGATCGGCCAGAACGCGGGCGCGCAGGGCTTCGGGTTTCAGGCCCGTGGTGACAGCATCGGCCGCGTCGATGGTCACGCCAAGGCGCGCTGCCTGCGCACAGACCTGCGCCACCTCGGCGGCTTCGGCACGCACGGCGTCGGCGGTCATGGCGGCGGTGTCAGGTGCTGCAGCGTTCACGGGCGGTTCGGGCGTGGCCGGTGATACCGTTGCCGTAGGGGGATTGGCAGCTGCATCGGCAACCGGCGCCGGGTTCGATGTGTCGGTGGGCGTGGTGGTCATCTGTGGACCCTTTCTGCTGGAGGAAGTGGTGCCGCGCGGGGCGGCGGCGAAGGCGCGGAAGGCGGAGACGGGGTCGGCCAGGTCGTCTGCCAGACCGGCTTTGAGCGCATCGGCCCCGCGAAACACTGACGCCTCTGTCGCCAGCGCTGCGGCGTGTGTCAGCCGGTCGCCACGACCGGCGGCGACGGTTTCCGCAAACAGGAACCGCACCACCTCCAGCTCGCGCTGCATCCTGTCGTGAACGGTGTCGGGCAGCGGCTGGTAGGGGTTGGCGTCGATCTTGTGCGCGCCCGCATGGATCAGGGTGACCGCGATGCCCTTCTGATCCAGCGCCCCGCTCATGTCGGTGTGCAGGGCCACCACGCCGATGCTGCCGACAGCGCCAGTACGGGGCAGGATGATCCGGTCGGCCTGGGAAGCCAGGACATAGCCAGCAGAGAGCGCGTGTTCGGCGACAAAGGCCTGGACAGGCTTCTGCGCCCGAGCCGCGCGGATGCGGTCCGCCAGATCGAAGGCCCCGGCGACCTCACCGCCAAAGCTGTCGATGTCGAGCGCGATGCCCCGCACGCCGGGATCGGCCAGCGCTGCGTGCAGTTGGGCCGCGATCCCCTCATAGGAGGTCAGGCCTGACGACTGTCCGATCCACGCGCCGCGATGCACCAGCGTTCCGGCGATTTCGATGACGGCAATGCCCTCAATCATGGCGAAGGGCTGGGTGCCATTGCGCTGATGACGCTGGGCAAGATCATTGCCAAGCAGCGAGGCGCGGGCGGGCCTGGTAGCGACGTCGATATCGCCAGCGGGCAGATCGACGCCATGTAAGGTGATCTCCTGCCCGGTGATGCGCGGACCCAACCCGGACAGGAACGCCAGCGCCTTTGCCGGGTCGACCATCAACGGCGTGTTGAAAGCGCGTTGAGCGATCTGGGCGTGGTGCATCATGCGCCCTCCTTGGGGCCGGGTTTTTCATCGGCGGTGTCGTCGGCCTCGTCGTCCTTTTCTGCGTTGGGATCCTCATCCGTCTTGCCGCTTTCGCCCGGCCCCTGCGCCGGGGATCCCGGGCGCCGGAAGTCGAGGCCCAGTGCCAGTTCGCGTTTTCGCTCGGCTGCGATTTCGCGGTCCACCTGTTCGGCGTCGTATCCCCGCTCCGCCAGCGCCTGCGTGCGGGATTTCAGACCCGCCTCGATCTGCAGGATCTCGGCCGAGGCATCCTTCATCGGGTCGATCCAGTCCCATTTGGTCGGCAACCAGGCGCAGGCCTGATATTGCCGCCGCTCGTTGTCATAACCCGGCACGTCCAGCGCGCCGGAGAGAACTGCGGTATCCATCCAGCGCACCCAGACGGCGCGGCAGAGCTGATAGACCAGCACACCATGCTGCCAGGCCGAGATGCGACGGCGGAATTCGATGAGGCTGATCCGCGTGTTCGAGAAGTTGCCCTTGGCGGTGTCGCCGGTCAGATAGCCATAGGGCACGCCCAGCGCGGCGGCGATCTGCAGCAGCGTGCGGTACTGGAATGGCTCATAGGTGCCGCCCGAATCCGGCGTGGCCGGGGTCGACACATCCTCGCCCGGATCGAGCCGCACCACCTGACCGGGTTCGACCTCCAGATCCTCCTCGGTTGGTTCCAGCGGGGTTTCCGGGGCGGGGGAGGTGATGAACATCGCGAACATCGCCGCGATCTTTTTGCGCTCAAGCTCTGCGTCATCGTAGAGGTCGAGGGTGAACAGTTTCACGATGGCGGCGGCAAACCGCGACACGCCGCGCAGCTGGCCCGCCTCGACCGGGTCGAGGACATGGATCACATCGCCAGCCTGAACGCGGACAGTTTCGCCCGCAAGGCCGGGGTCGGTCAGATCACCCGGATGGCGGCGCAGGAAGTGGTAGGCGACGCGGCGACCGATGCCGTCGAATTCGATGCCCTGCCGGATCAGCCCCGCGCCGGGCAGGGTGCGGTTCATGTCGATGGGCAGCATCTCAGTTGGCAGCATCTGCAATTGCAGCGGCACGGTCAGGCCATCCTCTGCCCGGCGCGGCCTGATGCGAATGAACACCTCACCCGACAGGAACACTTCGCGGGCGGCTCGGCGCTGCAGCCCGTAGAAATCCGTCAGTCCTTCCGCGTCGGCATCATCGGTCCAGGCCAGCCACAATGCTTGCAGCTCTTCCTTCCTGGCCGCATCCGCGATGGAACTGGACGGTTTAATCCCGTCGCCGACGACATTGCTGGCAAAGCTCTCCACCGCATTCGCGGCATAGCCGTTGTTCCGGACCAGCCAGCGGGCGCGGGCAGTGATCGTGTCGCCCGAGGCCGCGATCAGCGTGTTCACATGGGCGCGGCTGGCGCGGAACCCGCGCAGGCGGCGGTGGGCCAGTGCGGCATCGAACCCGCCGATGAGGCTTCCGATGCGCTGGCGGAATTCTCTGAGCGCCATCGTTCACAGCCCCTTCGTGGCGACCGTGCCCCAGCGGCGGCGGCGCGGGGTGCCGGATGTGGCTTTGGCGATCCGGATTTCTAGATCGGCAATGGCATTCGCCAGTTCCGCGTCCGACCCATAGTTGATCGATTTGCCGTCATAACTGACCGAGCGGACGCCCGCGTAACGCGCCTCCTGCAGTGCGGCCAGCAGGGCGCGCATCCGTTCCAGATCCATCTCAGTCCCTCATGAAGTTCGGTGTGTAGGCCCGGCGTTTGCGCCGTGGCGTGGCCGGTGTTCCCGCCTTGGGTGGGGCGGGCGTGACCGGTTCCGAGGCCGCTCCGTCGACAGCGGCCGGAGCGACGGGCGGACGGGTTTCCACCCCGGCCTGCGTCTCGAGCCGCTGCCAGGTCGCCTCGTTCCAGCGATCCGCGCCCATGATCCAGGCCGCCGCCCGCGCATAGACACGGGTGTCGAGGGCCTCATTGCGTTCGCGCATCTTCTGCCATTCGGGGTGCGCGTAGCCGCGCTTGTTGCGCACGGTGACCAGCTGTTCGGCCACCAGTTGCTTCAGCCATTCGGTGTCGATCCAGTCGGGCAAGTGCACCGTGCCGGGGGCATCGAGGACGCCCAGAGCCCGGTCCTCGTCTGAGGGCCGTTCCAGCCGCAGGAAGCGGTAGGTTTCTGTCTTGAAGGTGGCCGTGGCCACCGACCACAGCCGCGCGCCGCGCCGCAGACGTTTGCCGCCGATGGTGGCATCGACAAAGGTCGGCCCCGACACCGGCGTCGCACGGTTGAAGCCTTCGAGGCCCTTGATCGGCGCGACCTGCTCAAAACCCTGCTTGCGCGCCCACGCATAGACCGCCGGGGCCTCATAGCCGGTGTCGATGGCGAGCTTTCCGATCAGCATCACTGCGCCATTGGCGCAGGCCCATGTCCGACCGAGCAGGGCGGTGAGCTTGTCCCAGCACATCGGATCGTCCGGACCACCGGCAATGACGATATGATCGACGAGCCAGCTCTCGAGGCCTCGGCCCCAGGCCCATACATCGACTTCGATCCGGTCCTTCTGTACATCGACGCCAGCGGTCAGGAACAAGCCGCCTGCCGGGATTTGCACGCCGCCATAGGCCTCACGCCGCTCGGCCAGCCGCTGCCATTCCGGCGCATCGCCGCTCTCGACCCATGTCTCGCCCAGCAGGGTGTTGCGCGCGGCGCGCAGCATCTCCTCCGAGCCTTGCGCGGCCAGCCACTCGCGGGCGATCTGCTGCCAGCTTTTCCAGCCCAGCGGAGAATAGAGCGCCGAGATATGAAAGCCGATGGACTGCGGATCGGATGACACCGCCGTTGCCCGCCATTCGCCCCGCTCCAGCATCTGCGTCTTGTGATGCTCGGCGATGGCGGTCTCGCAGCCCGTGCAATGATAGGCAGCGGTGTCGGGCCGCCCCTTGCCCCAGCGCAGGCGTTCAAACTGCAGCCATTGCATATGGCCGCAATGCGGGCAGGGCACGAAATACCGGCGCTGGTCGCTGGCCTCAAACTCCCGTTCAATGCGTGACAATCCCCGGATCGTGGGCGTCGAGACCATGAACACCTTCCGCCGGTGCGAAAAGGTCGTGGTGCGCGCCTCGGCCAGCGTGACCGGGTCGCCTTCCTCGTCGGCGGAGGGTGGATAGGCATCGACCTCGTCGAGAAAGATATACCGGGCAGGCATCGAGCGCAGGCCCGTCGCCGAGTTGGCACCCGTCAGCACGAGGATGCCACCGGGAAACTCTTTTGAGAGCATCGAGTTGCCCGCGTCGCGTGACCGGGCCGGGTTCACCCGTTCGCGCAGCGCCGGGCTTTCCGCAATCAGCGGGTCCAACCGCCCGCGCGAGGTCCGCTTGGCCATCTCCACCGTCGGCAGCACCGCCAGCATCGGCCCCGGCGCATGATGGATGACAAATCCGATCCAGTTGTTGCCTGCCTCGGTCGCGCCGACCTGCGCGGCTTTCATGAAGCTCACGCGCTGCGCGTGGTGCCGAGGCGACAGCGCATCCATGATCTCGCGCAGGTAAGGCGCGCGGGCCGTGCGATACCGCCCCGGTTCAGCCGCAGCGCGCGACGACAGCCAGCGATGCGCATCCGCCCATTCCGACACCGTCAGGTCCGGGTCGGGGCGCATGCCGTTGCGCCAAACCCGCAGGATATCCTCGGCCCCGTCAAACCCGAGATCGAGGTCGGCTGTTAGGTCGACGTTGGCAATGTCGTCGTTATCCGAGGCTGACCCGGAGATCGGCGAGGGCGTCGAGTTGCGCTCTGACATGGGCTTCCAGCACCCTCTGCAGGATCGCGGCCTCGATCATCACCGGTTTGCCGGATTGCTTCTCCACCTCCGCTGCCACTTCGGCCGCCATCAGCGCTGCTACCCTGCTGGGCCAGGTCACCCAGGCATCGCGTTCCTGGCGCGCAAGGCGAAACACCAGCGTCTCGGCCCGGGCCCGGTCCACAAGCGTGCCCTTGCGCTTCTGGATTGCCAACTGCTTGTCCTGCGCCTGGTAGACCGTCAGCGCCGTGCGGGCTTTCAGGTAGGACGAGCTGTCTGCTGGCCCGGAAAACCCACTGTCGCCGCCGGTGCGACCGGTGCGACCGGTGCTGCGCCGCTGCTGGTCGGGGTCGGTCATGTCAGCGCGGCGCACATCGGACGCGGCGGCGTTGATCGACCCGTCACTGTAAACCACCAGCCGCCCTGCCTTGCGCGCCTTCTGGATCGCCCCGCGCGACAAACCAGAATGGGCGGAATACTCCCGCTCGGACATACCTTCCATGGCGCTTTGATTGCCTTCAAGATATTGGAATTAAACGGAAATGATCTGCTTATTCAGTTGATTACACTCCCGTGTCGAGCGATTCTGGGTCCAAGGAAACGATGCAACTCACCCCCGGAGACGACGCCATGACCGCAAAGACCGCCCCCGCCAAAGCCCCCAGCGACGCCCTGCTGCTGGAGATCGTGACGAAGCATTTCCACAGCATCGAGACGCTGGAGACCCGGAACAGCGACCGGCTGGACTTCCACGATGTCGCGGTCTGGGCGATCCGCGCCGCCTTGGCAGAGGCCTATGCCGCGGGCCACGCCGCCGCCGCGAAGCGCTGAAGGAGGGCAGGGACATGACCATGGCTACTACCACCATCCGCATCGACCATGCCGCCCTGCCGGATCCGCTGAACCTCAATGGCCCGGACTCTGCCGCCCGGATGATCGAGGCTGCGCTCCGCGACGAAGGCATCAAGGCCGAGGCATCGGACGTGATCTCGCATCTGAAGATCGAGCTGCCCACCACCCAGCTTGCCGCCGCCTGCGTCCTGCTGGCGAGCCTTCAGCTGATCTGAGGGGGCACCACCATGACCCTGTCCTTCAACTGCCTGCCCGAGGGCGAGACCCTCGCTGACCTGATCCGACGCGAATGCGCCATCGGGTTTGATTTGCGTTTCTGCCGAAGCGTTGCCGCGTCAGAGCACGACCGCGACACCGTGACCTGCGATCCGCCCGAGGCCGAGTTCGCCACGCTTTATGCCCTGACCGACCTCGGCGAGGCCATTGCCATCCACGATGCCAACCTGACCAGCGCTGGGGCCGATGAGGTCGCCGCTGTCGCGCGCGCGCTGTTCGTCGCGATGGTCAACGCTCGCCGCGATCCGCCCGACGCCGCCCAGCGCCACGAGGCGGAGCAGGCGGTGTTGATCGATCCGCATCGGATCGAATGATTATAAAGCCATGAAATTGCTCCGATTTGCCTACGACAATCGCCCGACCCGAGCGATGGTTGTCACAGAAAAACGATGCAACTCACTCCAAGGAACCACGCCATGACCCGCCTCAACCAGATCACCACACCCCGCCACCAGCTGCGCGCCGAGAAAGCCCGCCGGAACAAGGGTGAGACCGGTTCCGCCACCGGTTCAAGGAACCGGTCGAACGCGCTGAACGCCTTCATTGGCAAGAAAGCAGAAATCGACGAGATGCTCGCCCGCTTGGCGAGTCTCAGCGACGACCATTTCAACTGCCACCCCGACGAGATCATCTGGGGGCATGTCGGCACCCTCGAGCACTACGCAAGCCTCTTGAAGCGCATCACCGACAGCGCATTTGGCGAGGGTGAGTTCGCCGAGTGAGCCCCCGCCCTGTGCCTCGCCCGGCCCGCCACCATGGCGGGCTTGGTCTGGTAGGAGAATGCGCATTCCGCGCTGCTCGACCAAACCGGAGACATCCCATGCCCAAACTCACCGACACGCAGACCATCATCCTCAGCCGCGCGGCGACCCGCCCCGGCAATCTGGCCATGCCGCTGCCCGAGGGGCTGCATGGCGCGGCCGCCAAGATGGCCCGATGTCGCACCGACGCCCGAAGCTGCGGACACCGCAAAACCCGTCGCCATCCGCTCGGGCACGAAGCAGGCGCAGATCATCGCGCTCATTCAGCGGCCCGAGGGCGCATCCATCGCCGAGATCGTCGAGGCGACGGGTTGGTTGGCTCACAGCGTGCGTGGCCTGATCTCGGGCGGACTCAAAAAGAAGCTGGGCCTGCCCGTAACCTCCGAGAAAGTTGAGGGCAGGGGGATGGTGTACAAAGTTCCCTGATCATTGTGTTAGTGCCTCTCCCGTGCGTACTCTCTCGAACTTGGTGTCAACATTGCTGATGCCGTTCAGTCGTGCGGCAAGCCATTTACCTTTTGCCATCCTATCTTGGACACGCGCGCGATGTGAATCTGGAGAAAGAGGTTGTTTCCTGTTGTGTCGCCGCGTGTTGCAGTACCAGCACGCGGCGACGATGTTGTTTGATGAGTTTGCCCCGCCCTCGGCGCGAGGGAGCAGGTGTTCGGCAGTACAGCGCAGGGCTTTTTGCATGCTTTGTGCTCGGCAGATTGCGGGCATGTCATGATCCGTTTCCGGATCCCACATCGGCAGGCCACAGTAATAACACCGTCCCTCCTGCGCATGCATTTTGGCTCGGCGAATATTCGATAGTTTTCCCATGGCACGGGTTCTCCATTCAACTTCGTGAGAAGCGAATGCGCGACGCCCTTGGAGGGCGCTCCCCGGCGGGAAGCTTTTGCTCGCGCGAGACCCGATTGTTCGTAGTTTCGCAATCCGGACAACGAAATCGTCAGGATAGTTTCTGCCGATTTGAGGGAACTTTTGCTCCGTCAAGACCCGATTTCGGACCTCCGATTTCATGGATGATAATGAGCAGTGAAGCCCTCGTCAACAGATGCACTCGAACAGCCTGCGCAGCGCGTAGGTGCGCAGGAGCGAGATGCCGGTGAACAGGGCGCCAATGGTGAGGTTCTCGGCAATGCTTGGGTGCAGGCCGAACCACGGGAAAACCGCGATCTGTGTGGCCACTGCCAGCGCATAGCCCACCGTGACATTGGTGATGGCCTCCATCAGCGACATGCGGCGCGACTGTTTCATGCCCGTTTCCTTGCCCGGCGCGCAGGTTTTGCGGCCTCGTCGCGTTCGTCGCGTTCGTCGATCCGGCTGGCCGCCCGCCCCGTCACCATCTCCCACCGCCGCACGGCGACGTCGCAGTAGACGGGATCCAGTTCCATCGCGAAGCAGCGCCGCCTGGTGCGTTCGGCGGCGACGATCTGCGTGCCGGAGCCGCAGAATGGCTCATAAATCAGATCGCCCGGATCCGAGAACGCGGTCAGCACCGCCTCGACCAGCGCCACCGGGAACACGGCCGGGTGCGATCCGGCAGCGCCCAGCCCGCCCTTGTGACGCATGATGCGGAAAACGCTGTCCGGGATGCGATGGCTCTGGATCGCGTTGCCGGCCCCTCGCTTGGCGTGGACGGTGCCGTCTGCCCCGCGCAGCCCACCGCCGCCGAGGACCTCGCCCGCGTGCTTGGACGGGACCGTCTTGTGCGGTTTGCGGGGCGCGCGGTTGAAGTGGAAAATGAACTCGTGCGACGGGGCCAAGCGGCCGTTCCAGTCGCCCGGCAAGCCCGGTCCCTGATCCCACACATACCACCCAAACCGCCGCCAGCCAGATTTGCGCATCCATTCGACCCATCCCTCCCAATAGGGTTGCCATTCGCTGTCGCGATGCACGAGGCCGAGGTTGACCAGCAGCTGTGCGTCGGTGGTGACCGGCGCTGCGGCGAACACGCCTTGCATCAACGCATCCCAATCGCCGAGTTTTTCCTTGGCGGCTCCGTAGTCACGCTGCTGGGCATAGGGCGGCGAGGTGAACATCAGCATGGCTGCCTCACCATGCATTAGCCTGGCGACGGCGGCCGGATCGGTCGCATCGCCACAGCACAGCCGGTGCTGCCCGAGCTGCCAGATGTCTCCGGGGCGGGTGATCGGTTCAGCGGGCGGTTCCGGAATGGCATCGGCCGCATCGGCGGAAATCGCGGGGCGGTCGTCTGTATCAGCAAGCAGCGCGTCCAGTTCATCCTCGGGGATCCCGATCAGTCCGAGGTCGAAATCCTCCGCAAGCAGCGCCTGCAATTCCTGCAGCAACAGGGCCTCGTCCCAGCCGCCCAACTCGGTCAACTTGTTGTCGGCGATGCGATAGGCCCGGCGTTGCGCTTCGGTCAGGTGGCCCAGCACAATGACCGGAGCCTCGGCCAGGCCGAGGTGGGCCGCCGCCAGGATGCGGCCATGGCCCGCGATCAACTCGCCGTCAGCGGCGACGAGGCAGGGGACGGTCCAGCCGAATTCGGCCATACTGGCGGCGATCTTCGCGACCTGATCCGCATCATGGATCTTGGCGTTGCGGGCGTAGGGTTTCAACCGGGCGAGGGGCCAATACTCGATCCGCTGCGGGATGACGGGTGCGTTCATTCCGCAAGCCTCTTGGCTTTCAGGTCGGCGAAGGTCTCACCGGTGTCGGCCAGCACGGCATTGGCGCCGGTGAACTGCTGCCAGCGCTCGATGGCCACATCGACATAGGCCGGGTTCAACTCGATCCCGAAGCAGACGCGGCCGGTGGTCTCGGCCGCGATCAGCGTGGTGCCCGATCCCATGAAGGGTTCAAACACCGCCTGACCCGGGCTGGAATTGTTCAGAATCGGGCGGCGCATGCATTCCACCGGCTTCTGTGTGCCGTGGACCGTCTCTGCATCCTGATCGCGGTTGGCGATCTGCCACAGCGTCGTCTGCTTGCGGTCCCCGGCCCAGTGGCCCTTGCCCTTCGCGCGCACCGCATACCAGCAGGGTTCGTGCTGCCAGTGATAATCGCCGCGGCTGAGGACCAGCCGGTCCTTCGCCCAGATGATCTGTGACCGGATACTGAGACCCGCGGCCACCAGGCTGTCGGCCACGGTCGCCGCATGCAGCGCGCCGTGCCAGACATAGGCGACGTCGCCAGGGAACAGCGCCCAGACCTCGCGCCAATCCGCCCGGTCGTCATTCAGCACCTTGCCGGTGCGTTTGGTCTTGGCCGCACCCGCCTGGTTGCGCCAGGACGGGTCATATTCCACGCCATAGGGCGGGTCGGTCACCATCAGCAGGGGCCGCACATCACCAAGCAGCCGCCCGACCACGTCCGCCGAGGTGCTGTCGCCGCAGATCAACCGGTGCGACCCGAGTTGCCAGAGATCGCCCGGCACCGACACCGGTGTGACCGGCGGTTCGGGAATGTCATCCTCGCCCTCGACGGCACCACCCTCAACCTGATCCGGATCCCGCAGCAGCGCATCCAGATCCTCGTCCGCAATCCCCAGCAGCGACAGATCGAAATCCTCGGCCAGCAGCCCGGCGATCTCGTCGCGCAGCATGGCCTCGTCCCACTCGCCGAGTTCCGTGAGCTTATTGTCCGCAATGCGGTAGGCCCGGCGTTCCGCTTCGTCGAGATGGCTGAGCCGGATCACCGGCACGTCCTTCAGCCCGAGCATAGCGGCCGCCAGCACCCGGCCATGCCCTGCGATCAACTCGCCATCGTCGGCCACCATGCAGGGCACGGTCCAGCCGAACTTGGCCATGCTGGCCGCGATCTTTGCCACCTGGTCCGTGCTGTGGACCTTGGCATTGCGGGCATAGGGGCGCAGCCGGTCAATCGGCCAGGATTCAATCTGGCTCGGCGCAAAGACCAGGTCCATCGGGTCGCTTCCATGTGGGGCAGGGCGGGCAAGCCGATGCGCGCCGGGCGATGCCAGCGTCAGGATCGGGATCCGCGATGTCGGGAAATGAGAAGCGCCCGCGAGGGGATACCTGCGGGCGCAAATCTTCGATGATCAAGGTATGAGTCAAGGGGGGCAGCTTTGTCAAATGAAAAATGCAAGCGGATTCAGTGGCTTCACAGCGGGTGGCTTCCGCTGGATGGCTTCCGGCACGGTGGCTTCCGCAAACTGGCTTCCCTGGCTTCCGCAAAAGAATCCAGCAGGCCAAGGTCGTGATTCCGCAAGCCTTTGATAACGAGTCGCTTTTTCCAAGATCGTCCGGCAGGTGGATTCCGCCTGGATTCCCCGGTGAAACTGCCTGTCGCTAGCGAAACGCCGCGCTGCGCCCCCCCGTATACGAATCGGGCCAGGGAGGAACCAGGGGAGGGGGTCGACGCACCCGGCCTATTGCTGCCTTTCGGGCATTTGCCTGCGCAGCAAAGCAGGTTCCCCAGATCAGTCATTCATGCTTGCAGCAGCATTTTCAGTCGGCAATGTTGCTGATGCAGACCGAGCGAACATTCAATCAAACGCCGATGTTTGGAAGGGGTTCAAACAGCGGGGAAACCAACGAGAGCCCACATATGGCGACTGGAAGATCTCGCGTATCGCCTCGACATCGGCGGGATCGAAATGGCGGATCGTGATGTAGGTCATCCTTTGCCGCTCTCTCTCACCATTTCGCCGCCGATGCGCAGCACCTCGCACACGAGCAGATCAAGGTCCGCATCGCGGGTGCGGTGGTTGCAGATCGCCACACGCAGGCAGTGGCGGCGGCGAATGGTGGTGTCGGTGATGACTGCGGCTCCGCTCTCCTGCAGCCGAAGCATGATCTCGGTATTGTGCACCTTGAGGGTAGCTTCATCCATTCCGCCGGGATCGTGGCGGAAGCAGACGATTGTGGTGGCGGTTGGTGCCATCAGCGTCAGATTCGGCTCCGCCTCGATCAGCCCGGTCAGGTGCCGGGCCTGCACGATGGTGCGGTCGAGGATGCGGCCAAAGGTTTCCACCCCGTGGTGGCGCAGCATCATCCAGACCTTGAGCGCGCGAAAGCCGCGCGTCGTCTCAAAGCTGTAATCGTGCAGAAATTCAGCCGCCGCGATGCCGCGGGTGGCAACCTGCAGGTATTCAGCGTCCTCGGCGAAGGTCGCGCGGTGCAGGCGCCGGTCGCGGATCAGCGCGCAGCCAACGTCGAAAGGCGCGTGCAGCCCCTTGTGCAGATCGAGCGCGAGCGAATCCGCCCGCTCGATCCCTGCCACCAGATATCGGTTTTCGGGTGCAATCGAGAAGAGTGCGCCAATGCAGCCGTCGATGTGCAACCAGAGCCCTTCGTCGTGGCAAAGATCGGCGATCGCGTGCAAGGGATCGATTGCGCCGGAGTTGGTGGTCCCGGCTGTCGCAATCACGCAGGCTGGTCGCGCGCCACTGCTGCGGTCGGCGGCAATCGTCGCCCGCAGAGCATCGATGTCCATGCGGAGAGCTTGATCGGTCGCAACGCGGGCCAGCGCCTTGTCCCCCAGACCCAGCAGGCTCATTGCCTTCATGTGGCAGTTGTGGACCTGATCGGAGGCATAGAAACGTAGGGGCGCGGGCAAGTCGGCGACGCTCTGCTGGTGCAGGTCGACCCCGGCCGTCGCGTTGCGCGCAGCCGTCAACCCGATGATGTTGGCCATCGAGCCGCCGTTGACCAGCGTGCCGCTCGCGCCTTCGGGAAAGCCCATCATCTGCCGCAGCCAGTCGGTGACCTGTTGGTCCACCGCGCTGGCGGCAGTGTCGCCAACGCCGAGGTTCGAGCCTTCGATGGCCGCCAGAAAGTCTGCCAGCGCGCCTGTCAGGCAGCCCGCGCCCATGTACCAGGCCCAAAACCGCGGATGGATGTTTCCCATCGCATGCGGATAGAGCAAGGCCGTGACATCGGCATAGACCTTTTCGAGTGGTTCCGGCCCGCCCGGCACCGGCCCGTTGAAGCGCGCGCGCAGCGCCTTGGGCATCGGCTGCCAGGCCGGTCCGTCGCGCAAACCCTGAAGGCGGGCAAGTGCGTCATCCACCATCCGGTGTGCAAGGGTTCTCATCCCTTCCCAGTCTGTCGGGTCCAGGGAGCCGGTCGTGACGACGTCGTGATGATCGGTCAAATTGTTCTCCATCCAGCTATGCCTTCGCCACCATGGACCTTGCGAGGTGTTCGACGATCTGAGCGGCGCAATCGTCGGGATGGGTTGTGGTCAGGAAATGGCTGGCCACCATAATCACGGACCGGCGCGCTGCGGGCACCCGCCGCGTAGCCCGGCCCACAGCAGACATCCAGAAGCCGCAGTCCCGGTGCCAGCCTTACCGCCGCCAGCAGGTCGGGAATTGCTTGCGCCGTCGCCCACGCCGTGGCCGTGTCACAGCCATCGGCGCGCTCGTCCCAGCCCTGCAACTCGCCCGACCGGAAATCATCGTACGTCATCGTGATCGTGCCGCCTCTCGTGAAATTTTCTTGCGCACTATCGCTTCGACACAATCCCGAGGGGTTCGGTCAACTTGGATCGAGGCAGACGACGACGGAGGCGTCGATCGGCACGATATCGTCGCCCGGCATGTCAACACAGCGCGCGTGCTCGCGCAGGGCGCCCTCGTCCACCGCCTCGTAGATGCAAGGCGGTGCCCAACCGCCCGTCAGGTTCGTTGATGACATAAGAGCGTATGCAGCGCACTTTGTCGGGCATTCCCTCATCGCCGACGCGCGCCGATGTCTCGGCGGTTTTCTCCGGTTCGGCCTGACTGGCCAGGTGCTAGGACGGCGGATCACATAAAATTGCGTTATGAGTACTCCTTTGCAAAAATTGATTGGTGAGGCTTTATTGCGACGCGTTTTTCGCCTCGATCGGCGCCATCACATGCCAAAGCGGCGTATCACCCCACATGACATAGGGCCCGCCGGCATAGGGATCGTGTGGCAGGCCTGCCACCATGTCCGCGTTCGGGAAAAGCATCATGATATGCGGGCCTTCCTGAACCCAGATCCCGCCATCGTTCTGGTCCGTGGCCATCGGGTTCGCATTGTTGACCATCGCGTCGCCGGCCAGCATGTAGGATATCCCCACCAGGTCGGTCGAAAATGTCCCGCCAGAGGATGCCGCCTCCATCCATTTCATCCAGACGGCATCATTGCACATCGGATGGGTGTCGTCCGGGATCAGGGGGACGCCGGGAAAACAGACCCAGCCGTTCGTTCCCTCCTGAAGGAGCGTTCCATCGAGGTCCAAAAACGTCGCCTGTTCTGTAATATCAGGCGGCGCTGCTGTTTTGGCCCGTGTGATTTTGTCGGCAGCGGTTTCCGCTCCTGCGCCGGACGCCAAAAGCGAGGCAAGCGACGCCACGAGTGTGGCTTTCATGGCAGACTGGGTCATTCCAAGCATTGTATAAATTCCTTCCGAGACTCGGTTGAGGTTGTTCGTTATTCCGCTGCCATCTGGAAACCGGGCGTCGAGATCGACAGCGCGCGCTCCTCGTCGTCCATGTCCTCGGAAATGCCCTCGAACAGCGGCGTGGACAGGTATCGCTCGCCGGTGTCGGGCAGCATGGCAAGGATCACCGCGCCCTTGGCGGCCCGTTCTGCGATCTGCATGGCGACGGCAAAGCTGGCCCCGCCCGAGACGCCCGTCAGGATGCCTTCGCGAGCCGCCAGCTTTTTCGCCCATGCGATGCCGTCGGCGCCAGATACCGGGACCAAGTCGTCGTAGCCACCGTTATCAATCGCCTCTTGCAGGACCAGCGGGATGAAATCAGGTGTCCAGCCCTGTATCGGGTGCGGTTCGAAGGCGGGGTGGCTGACGGCGGGCGAGCCGTCCGTCCCGCGCTCCTGCGCCACTCCGCTCGCGACCAGCCCGGCGTTGGCCGGTTCGCTGAGAATGATCTTCGTTTCGGGGCGTTCCTTACGCAGCACGCGGGCCAGTCCGGCAACTGTGCCGCCCGTTCCGTAACCCGTGACCAGATAGTCCAGCCTGTCACCGGCGAAATCGTTGATGATCTCGCGCGCCGTGGTGGATTCGTGGATATCGGCATTTGCCGTCGTTTCGAACTGGCGGGCAAGGAACCAGCCGTGTGTTTCGGCCAGTTCCATGGCCTTCATGTACATGCCCATGCCCTTTTGCGCACGCGGGGTCAGCACCACCCTGGCCCCCAAAATCCGCATCAGCCGCCGCCGCTCGACCGAGAAGCTGTCGGCCATGGTAACGACCAGCGGATAGCCTTTCTGCGCGCAGACCATCGCCAGCCCGATGCCAGTGTTGCCGCTGGTGGCCTCGACAACGGTCTGACCGGGCTTCAGCGTGCCCGCGCGCTCCGCGGCCTCGATGATGTTCAGGGCGAGACGGTCCTTGATTGACGCGGCCGGATTGAAGAACTCGGCCTTGACGTAGAGCCGCACTTCGTCCGGCGCGAGATTGTTCACGCGGATCGTAGGCGTGTCGCCAACCGTGTCGAGGATCGAGTCGAACAGGCGTCCGCGTCCCTTGGTCGTGCGGATCGTTGCGGTATTCATATCGTTCCCCCTTGTTGTGTTACTGGCTTGACCGGTTCGGTCGCCATGCCATGCTTTCCGGTCAATTTGAGCGTTTCGTTGGCAGTCCGCTTGAAGCGGTCCTGAAGATTTCCTGTAGAAGTCCGGAAATCTGCGCTATTCAGACGCATGTCATGGCAATTCGGCGATTATCGGCTTGATCTGGAACGGTTCGAACTCGCCCGGAGGGGCGAGACGGTTCATGCCGAGCCACAGGTCCTGGCGTTGATCATCCATCTGGTCCGGCATCGCGACCGGATGGTCGGCAAGGACGAGCTTGCAAGCGCCATCTGGCCTGATCGCGTGGTGTCGGATGCAAGCATGTCCAGCCGGGTCCGCTCGGCTCGGCAGGCGCTCGGCGATGATGGGAAACAGCAGTCGGTCATTCGCACGGTCCATGGGAAGGGCTTCCGGTTCGTGGCCGACGTCACCGAAACCGTCGCCGCCCGACCTGAACGCTCCGAGATTCCAGCCGGCCCGGACAGTGCCGATCTTTCGCGCCCGTCGGTTGCAGTGCTGCCCTTCCGGCCCCTCGGCGCGTCGCCGGACCTTGCGATCCTTGCCGAAGCAATCCCGCACGAGATCATCCAGGCGCTGTCGCGTCTGCGCTGGCTGGCGGTGATTGCACGGGGGTCGTCCTTCCGGTTCCGCCAGGACGGGACCGATCTCGATCTGGTCGGCACGTCACTCGGGGCGGGCTATGTGCTCTCGGGAATGATCGAAGGTCTGGCCGACACGGTGGTCCTGGTCATCGAACTTGCCGATGTCGGCAGAGGCGAGGTGATCTGGGGCGACCGTTTGACGGCTCCGTTGGATGGGCTCGAGGATCTTCGCCAGCGGGTTGTCACCCATGTCGTGAACGCGCTCGACCTGTATGTGCCGCAAAACGAGGTGCGGTTGGCGGGCTTGTCCGGGTCCAACCGGCTTGATGCGTGGAAGACCTTCCACCTCGGATTGAGCCAGCTCTACCGTTTCACCCCCGCGGCAAATCAGCTTGCCAAGGCCACTTTCGAGAGCGCGGTCACGCTCGATCCGCGTTTTGCCCGTGCCCATGCCGGGCTGTCGTTCACGCGCTTTCTGGACGCGTTTCTTCACCTCGGGCCGGACGACCGGGAAGCGGCCGCGGCGGCAAGGCGGCATGCCGAGCGGGGGCTGGAACTCGACCCGCTCGACCCGTTCACGCATTACACGATGGGCCGTTCCTTCTGGTTGACTGACGAGCCCGAGGCCGCCGCCGCCTGGCTGCAGCGCGCCGTGGAACTCAACCCGAACTATGCCCAAGGATACTACGCCGGCGCTTTCACGGCGATGCTGACCGGCAATGCCGCCGCCGTCGACACCGGGCTCGACACCGCGCTCAACCTCAGCCCTCTGGACCCGCTGCTTTACGGCATGCACGGGGTGCGCGCGCTGTCGCTGATCCAGATCGGCGACAGTCGGGCAGCCGCCCGCTGGGCGGACCGCGCCGCGACCACGCCGGGTGCGCATTACCTGATCGCGATGATCGCGGCGGCGGCCAACGGAATTGACGGTCGCCACCAGCAGGCCGCCCGCTGGCGTCAGGAAGCCCGCCGTCGCAAGCCCGATGCCACGGCCGAGCAATTCTTTGCGGCGTTCCCGATGGTCGACTGTGATACGCGCGATCGGATCAGAAGTGAGTTGCGGCGGCAGGGGTTCTGAGCAGTGGGTCGCCGCCGCCCTCTACGCACCACTGCGGCAATTCCGGCAAAGGCGATGAAGACGCCCACTGCCTGCGCTGCCACGAGCGCTCGCCGAGAATCGCCATGGCAAGAACCTGGCCGAAGGCCGGCAGCATGTGGACGAACTGGCCCGCCCGTGCCGGCCCTATCCGTGCGACCCCATAACCCCGGAACCAGAATGCAATGACAGACGGGAAGATCACGATGTAGCCCACCGACAGCAGAATGCAGGGCGATGTCGGAAACCGTGCGTCGGGTAGGGGGATGACAACTTCCCGATAATGACCGTCCTAACAACTTGCGAACTTGGTTTTACACGGTTCGCGATCATTTGAACCCAGTGCAGCATTCATCAAAATGGGCTCTTCGCGATGCGTGACCAAGATCCCACACTGCACCCGCTGGCAAACACGAATGACCACTATCAGCGGAATGCTGCGGCCGCAGTGCTGCGTCTGCATTGGTCTGCTGTCCGCCCCAGACCAACTGCATTCACTTCGGCTCCCACGGGCGCACCTTCGGCATCGCCTCGGTCACCTCCACCTCCCGCAGCATCCCGCCCTCGATCAGCCCCTCGCGCACCCAGTCCAGCGCCAGCCACCAGTCGTCATAGGCCTGCCTAGCGGCGTCGATCTGGTGGGGATGGGGGGAGAAGGTGACCGGGCAGGCCAGGACCTCCACGCTGCGCCAGCGCCCGCGGGCCAGCACCCGTTCGGTGCCGACCACCACGGTGGTGGCGCGCGCGCCATGCTGGTTGCGCTTGACCTCAACCGGCACGCAGCGCGGGACGGCACCGGGCATCCAGTCTGGCGTCAACCCGGCGCGGGCGAGTTCGGCCACGCGGATCGCCATCCGCTTGCCGCCGAGGCTGTCGGGGATCCCTGCGACGGTGGCGGCGATCACCTCGGCGTCCTCGTGGGTGTAGCCGCCGATCTTGTGCTGGCCGCCGTCGATCTTGCAGCCAAGCGCGGCGCGTTGCAGCAGGACATATTGGAGGCCGAAGCCGAAGCCGAAGCCTTCCTCCGTGACGTCCTGGGGCGGCGGCAGCTCCAACTGCGCCTTCTCGACGCGAAACGCCCATTCCAGCGCCGCCTGCACGCCCAGCGCGCGTTTCACGCGTCTGCCGCCCGCGCGGCCGATCCGTCCGTGGAAGCTCATGGCTGCAATCCTTCAAGGAAATCCATCTGCGCCGGGCGCTGGGCGAAATCCGTCGGCCGCCAGATCCACGGGTCCGAGGCCATGGGCAGTTGCGAGAGCGCGCCACGCATGCGCTGCTGCCAGTGGGTGAACTCCGTTGCCGAGCAGGCGCGAGACGCGCGTGCCCGATGGGCCAGCCCATCAGCCATCCGACGAAGAGCGGGTTCAGCCGCCGCCGCGCCCGGCCCTTCAGGATCCGCCGCGAGACGACGTGCCCATGCGAGGCAGTCATCGAAGCCCAGAGCCGGCGCGAGATCGGGGCGTTCGGCGAGGACCGCGGCCCATCCGGCCAGATCGGCGGGGCCGGGCGGGTGAAGCCCTGCTCCGCGCGATAGTGCAGCAGGTCCATCCGGCTCTTGCCATCGGCCCTTGTGGTGCTGGCCTCCGAGCTGCCCTTCCAGTTCTGCGCGGCCGGGGTCGGCCAGAGCTTCGGCTGCGCCCGCGAGATGCCCAGCGCCAGCGCCTCCGCCTTGCGGGTGAAGTCGCTGTTTCCGGCCGGGTTGTAGCTGCCTGTTCCCGGATGCAGGCTCATCGGTGTGGGCCAGGATGAAGACGCGCAGCCGCTCGTGCGGCGCGCCGACTTCCGCCGCGCTGAAGAGACCCGCCGCAGGTGTGTAGCCCAGACCCCAAAGCTCTCGCAGGACGGTCTCGAGGCCGAGGGTGACGTGACCGGCGACGTTCTCGAGGAACACCCATTCCGGGCGGCATTCGCCAATGACGCGGGCGACATCGGGCCAGAGGTGGCGGGGGTCGTCGGCGCCGCCGCGCTTGCCAGCGGCGCTGAACGGCTGGCAGGGGTACCCGGCGAGGACGGCGTCGAAGGCGCCGCGGAAGGGCCGCGCATCGAAGCTGCGCAGATCGTCCCAGATCGGTGCCGGGGAGAAATACCCCGCGCGCTGGGCCGCGATGAGGACGGCGCGCGGCCAATCCTCCCACTCGACGAAGGCGCGGGTGTGATAGCCGGGCTCGGCCAGCATGAGGCCCAGATCGAGGCCTCCGCCGCCTGCGCAGAGGGACAATCCGTGCCGTTCTCGGGGGAAACGGTCCACTGGACCGTTTCCTGATCCCTCGAACCCTGACACCATGCCATTCACCGCACCCCGCGCTGGCGCAGGCGTTCCGGCGTCACGAGGCCCCGGGCCAGCATGGCGTCGCGCATGGTGTTGCTGATGGCATTGGCGGGCAGGAACCGGTCGGAGTTCACCAGTTCGGCGTAGAAGGCTGCGAGTTCGTCGGCGCTGGGCCGCGGGCCGTCGTCGCGCTTGCGGCGCCGGGTTTCGCCGCTGCCGTTGCTTGTGGCGGGACGCCTCGCTGCAACCGCCGCGCCGGTCTGCTTCAGGCGCCGGGCAGAACGCTGCATGGCGCGGTCGAGGGCCTTCGGCCCGTCGGGCGGTTCGGGATGGTCACGGCGCGAGGCTTGCGCCACGGCGAGGATCGCATCCTCGTCGAGCCCGAGTTCGTCGCGCCAGCGGCGGACGTGCTCGCGCGGCGGCCAGCCCTGCCACCAGCCAGGCAGGGCGGCGGGATCGAGGCCCAGCGCGCTCAGCAACTCTTCGAAGAAATCCTCGGAGATTGCTTCGCGCGCCTGCGCGCCCTCCTCCTCCTTTACTGGTTCTCTTAGAGGTTCCCTTACAGGGTTAGTGTCCGGATTCCGGACACGGCTCGGGCGATTTTCCGGACACGGGTCGGGGGCAAAATCGGACACGGCTCCGCTGTCGACCCCGTGTCCGATTTCCGGACACGGCTCGGGCGCGGGGGAAGTCTCGCCTGCCGAACCCTCTGTCTCCGCGAAGGTTTCCGCGGGGCCGGTACCGCCGTGTCCGGTTTCCGGACACGGGTCCGGCTCATGCGGTGTGAAGCCCGGCTCGAAGGCCAGGATGTAGCGGGTCGGCATCTGCCGTTTCGTCACCGGATCGATCCGCGGCACGCGGCGCAGGCGCCCCGCCGCCTCGAGCAGCGCGAGATGGTCGTTGAGCGTCGAGCGGCTGATCTCGCAGTCATCGGCCAGCCGCGCCTGCGACGGGAAGCAGCCGTAATCCGGGTTGAACCGGTCGCAGAGATGCCAGAGCACGATCTTCGTGGTGGGCTTCAGCCCGCGCTGCTGGATCGCCCAGTTGGTGGCGGCATGGCTCATGGGCGCGCCCTCCGCACCGGGCTGGGCAGCCGGGGTGAGGCGACCCGGGTGGTGAAGCCGTGATCGGCCAGCGCGCCCAGCGCGTCGTCGAGGCTGCGGACCAGCGCCCAGCCATGGCCTTGTGCCAGCACGGCATCGCGAAACGCCTCCTGCTCGGGGCGCAGGCGGCCCTTCGCGGATTTCAGTTCGAGGAACAGCACGCACCCGTCGCAGAGCACGAGCAGGTCGGCGAACCCGGGATGGACGCCCATGCCGACCAGGATCGCCTGGCGCCTGGCGCCGCGCGGCCCGGGCTCGGTGACCTCGTTGGCGCAGTGGTGAACGATCGCGCCCTTCGGCAGGGCGAAGCGCAGCGCCCGCACCACTGCGCGCTGCAGATCGGCCTCCGGGGTGCCGCGGCGCTTCATCGCTGCACCTCCGGGATTTCATCGTGATCGGGGCGCTGGGCGCGGCGGTGGCGGGCGGGGCAGCGGGCCTCGATCACGAACAGCAGGGCCCGGGCGTCGCGCCGCTCCTCTTCGGTCTCGCCGTGGGCGGTCAGCACGTTGCAGGCGAGCCGGATCAGGTGATCGGAATGATGGGCGACGTCGGCGATCACGGCGCGGGCCTCGGCAAGGCGGTCGGCGGGCCAGTTTCGGTCGGTAGGAACGGCATGGTGCCGGGAAGGATGGCAGCGGGTCATTTGCGCCCCCGATGCCTGCGGGTGGGGCGGGTCTGTTCCCGCGACCGGATCCAGTCCTGCACCGAGGCGCGGCGGTAGAGCACCTTGCGGCCGATGCGGGTGCAGGGCGGGCCTTCATGACGCGCCTCCCAGCGCGCCAGGGTCTCGCGGGTGATGCTGAGTTCGCTGGCCAGCTGGTCGCGACTGATCCAGTCCGCCAGCAGGTTCAGGGGCTGTTCCCGCACAGCGGTTGCGGCATGCGGCATCGCTTCTCTCCTTTCCCAGGCCCGGAACAGATCCGGGATCGGGCGAAGCGAAGCAGGGGTGCGGGGGTGGAACCTAGGCGGAAGGTGGAACTGGCGGCGCCACCCCAATTCCACCCCTTGTTTCATTGGGGTTCCGGCGATTCCCGGCCGCATTTTCCGGAATGCGCCCGTCGCAGGCGGCGCGCATTCCCGACCGGTTGCGGCGAACCGGGTGGGCCGTGACGCCGCTTTCGGCCGCGTTCATCCACCTTCAGCCGCATTGGCACGCCAAGACCGGCATCCGGCCACACTCGGGGGGTGGAATTCGGGATCGGGCGCGTTCCGGACGTGATCCGGGACGGGTTGCTGCCGCGGTGCAGCGCGGTGAAATCCGTGCGGCGGTGGTTCTCGACCACGGCGCACAGACCGGCGGTCCTGCAGGCTCGGCCGCCGCGACGGCATCGGCCCCGGTGTCGAGGTCCACGCCGTCTCCAGCCAGCCGCCGGGAGGGAAGCGGACGATGAGACCGCCGCTGCATCCAGAAGGAGAATGATCGATCACCACGAGGGCCGATTCCCGCCGCGGCAGGCGCGGGACGACCGCGCGGGACCGCACCCGTTGCCGCGCTGTTTTGACCCAGTGCCGGGCGATGGAATGCCGGTTGCGCTCAAATAGTGAGTTAACACAAGGTTTTAGGCGGAATATGAAGAATTCCGCGGGACACACGAAAGGACCACCACGCCATGGCACTGCCACCGAGACCGTTCTTCACCTTGCTCGAACTCGCCGCACGCTGGGGTTGCGAAATGTCCGATGTCGCTGGCTGGGCGGCGCTCGGCCATCTGCCCGTCGTGATCGGCCTTCCGCCGGTGTTCTGCGGCACACAGCCGGTGGCGGGGATCGTCGCCGTGGCGATCGCGGACATGATGCAGATGTTCCGCCGGTTCGGGTCGAGCGAGGAGACCTGCGTGGTGCGGCGTGTCCAGCCTTATGGAAGCGACGCGTGGTTCTACCTCTCCGATCCTGAAGCCGGCGTCGCCGTTCGCGCCACCGACCTGATGGTGCCCGCCGACGACGTTCTGCGGTTCGAGGAGGAGCGGGACCTTCTGCGGCGTCCGTCCTCGAGCGTCGGGTCGTCCCCGCGCTACGATTGGGACGCGATGTATGTCTGGCTGTTCCAGCGCCTGCTCGAGCAGGGGTTTCCGGCAACCCAGGCCGCGCTGGTCGCGGAAGCGCAGGAATGGTTCGTCCGCAACGCCAGGTCCGGCGAGGTGCCCGAGGACAGCACGATCCGCAAACGCTTGACCGCCCTCTGGCGCGCGGTGCGCGAGGCCGGCTGAGGCGATCGGGCAGGGCCGCCGCCCGGCGCCCGGTCAGGCGGATTTCTGGTGGTCCCCGGCGGCGTGCACGAGCGCGGGGCGCGGGCGGAAGATTTGCGCGACGGCGTCGACGCCGGCGCGCAGCGGCGAGTCCATCAGATGGGCATAGCGCTGGGTCGTCTGCATCTGGGTGTGGCCGAGCAGCCGGCCGATCATCTCGAGCGATGCGCCGCCCGAGACCAGCAGCGAGGCGAAGGTGTGGCGCAGGTCGTGGATGCGCACATCGGGCAGGCCGGCCTCCTTCTGGACCATGGACCAGAACCGGCGGATTTCCCTGACCGGCTGGCCGGGCACGTCGCCGGGAAAGAGCCAGGGGCAGCCGCTGGGAACCGCCAGCCGCCGCTGGCGCACGATGGCGGCGACGTCGTCGGAGATCGGGATGCGGTGGATCCTGCGCTGCTTGGTGGTGGCGGCCGGTTTCGACCAGCTGCCATAGTCGAGGTTGAAATGCTCGAACCGGGCGGCGCGGACCTCGCCCACGCGCGCGCCGGTCAGCATGCACATGCGGATGATCCCGGCCGCGCGCTGATCCCGGGCGGCATCGAGCACGCAGGCCAGCCGGCGGATTTCCTCGGGGCCGAGAAACCGCTCGCGGGCGTTCTCGACGCGGCGCCGGAAGCCCATCGCGGGGTTTTCCTCGCACCAGCCCCAGCCGATGGCCAGCGTGAACATCTTGCGCAGCACCTCGCCCACGCGGTTGGCGCGGATCGGTGTCGGCCTCGGCCCCTGCAGCTTGCGCGCGCGATTGTTCGGCCGCGCCTTCGACGGTCGCGCCCGGCCTTCGGCGACCTTGTTCAGCAGCTTCTCGACATCCCAGCGCGTGATCTCCGTGACCTCGCGGTTGCCCCAGACCGGCAGCACCATCGTGCCCAGCATCGAGCGCTGATCGGCGGCGTTGGCCGGGGCGAGCTTCGGCAAATGCTGGTCGATGTAGCGTTCCACCATGTCCTTGACGCGCGGGGCGTCGCGGCGCGCGTCGCGCAGCGCCATGGGATCGCGCCCCTCATCGATCTCGCGCCGCAGGTCCTTCGCGCTGGCGTGCCGCCACCGTGGTCCATTCCGGCCAGCGCCCGATGGTCATCCGCCGCTGGCGCCCGTTGTGGCGATAATCGAGCGTGAAGGCGCGCGCCCCGGTGGGGTAGATCGTGACCGAGAAACCGCGCACCTCGGCGTCGAAAACCTGGTAGCTCCGGTTCGGCAGCGCCTCCGCGTCGCGCAGGGCTTTCTCGTTCAGTCGCAATCGCCTGACCATCGCATCGCACCCTCCTGATCGTCCGACATGAGGCGTGGAATCGCGCCCATATCAAGCAGGACCACACCGCCGGGGGTGGAAAACAGGCGGAAGGTGGAATTGGGAGGGCAGGGGGAATTCCGGCTCGGCGGAGAGGGCGAGAAGCGGCGATGCAGGCATTCGCAGCACCCCGGCCGATATCGCCAAGCCACGATTTCCGGAGACACCGTTGCGACGCAGGACGTCAAGCATTGCCCAGTTACTTCTGCGCGCATCAACGTGGCGATCGATCAAGCAAGGCACGCCCCCGAGATTACATCCGCGGCGCGCGGCTCAGGCACAGCCGAGCACGTTGATCAGACGATCCCTTGGTCCGCGGGCGAGCAGCGGGACGGGTGCGAATAGCAGCTTGACGCCTCACGGTCTTCGCGCATAGGTTGAGAACTGACGGCTATTTGCCGGACGACTCTGGCAATATTCCAGCCCGAGAACGTTGTGTGTGGTACGTCCGACGCATGGGGTTACTGAGTTGCATTACCTGATCACCATTCTCTGCACGGTGCTTGTCACCGCTTCGGGCGCGCACGCGGAATCTCAGGTGAATCCCTCCGACACGCTGATCTCGCTTGGCACCCGGATTTTCGATCTGCGCGAACGATCGCCCATTCTGGACCTCCAGGTCGAGAATGAATTCGTGTCCCTGACCGATGTCGATTGGATCAGGGACATGACATGGTCCGACCCGCTACTGGTCAACACGGTCATCCATATCAAGGATCAAACCCGGCTCCATTCAGGCGGCGAGCCGCCTTGGGCGCCCGACGACAGATCCCGCTTTCACCCCGACCCAACGCTTCCGTCGATCTTCGATCTGGATTATTACGAGGTGGGTTGGCAGGGCGTTCATGAAGCGCCGGTGCGGGGCGACATCCTGATTTTTCCAAGGCATGATCCGAAACGCTTCTACGCGCGGTGCGGCTATGATCGTGCAGACCCGAAACCGATATTCTGTGCAGTGAGCTTCCGCTACGGGCCGGATCGGCATCTCCTTGTTACGACACGCATTTACCAAGTGACCTCGCCGCTGAACGATTTCGCCGAAATCGCGGCACGGGTCGAGGCATTGGTAAGATGCCTCGACGTTACCGAGGCCGTGCGAGCCGGTGAAGCGAGCCTGACAACCCCGTATCTGCAACAGAAGGACATCTTTGCTGGCGGCAGATGCCGGGTTTTGACATCGAGTTAAGTTTGAAACTCTGGGAAGAGGATATGTCATCGTGCTGACCAATTACTACTTTTCGCAAGACCAGATTGACGCCATCAATGATATTTTCCTGAATCCGCCAACCGGCAATGCCTATGCGGATCGCTACGACGCCATCCTCTCGATCATCCAGCAGCCGGATGCGTTTGGCACGACCGCCGATGCGAGTGTCGTCGCCTGGTTCGGTGCGGCCGCCCAGGCAAACCGGGGCGTCGGTGGAGCATCGGACTTCATTCGGGCCTATACGGCAGCGCAAACTTTTATCCGAACCGGCCAGCCAGCCTCTTCCACGGATATTCAGGCGGCATCCGACGCCATCAATCAATCCGTGTGGAATGACTTGTTCAACAACGACATCCCGATCAACGGGCAGACCTACTATGCGCTGCCCACAGTTCTCGAAATCGGCCGGAATGACGCGCTGGCGACGATGAACACCCTGGGCTTCAGCACCCCGAGCATCTGGTCCGGCAACCTGCTCTATCTGGGTTTTGGGATAACGGAATTTTACGAACAGAACATCATCGGCAGCACCAGCAGCACCTATGACTTTTTCGTCATGCGTGAATCCATGGTCGCGGCTGGATTTTCCGACGCCATGTTCGACGGCGGAATTCAGGACCTCTGGGATCTGTTCTGGGGACAAGGTTGGAGCGGGACCGCTTCCGCCATCTCCGCGATCGGCAGCGCGAAAGCGGCGACGGATGCTTGGCTTCAGGGCGCCTACGGCGAGTTCTACACCCAGACGCTTGGAGGGGTGACCAATTTCACGCTGGCGAATTTCTGGACCGGCTCATCGAACGGTGAGCAAATTCTTCCTGACTACAGCAACATCCTGACGGACAACGACAACCTGCACGGTGGCGGCGGAGACGACGATCTCTTCGGAAGCCTCGGCCTCGACCTGGTTGATGGCGGTCAAGGGTACGATACAGTCAATTTCGCGATCGACCCAATTAGTTCGCGGGAAAGCACGGTCGAACTCAAGCCCTATAACAGCGATGTACCATATTCCGCGACCGTTACGTTCCTGACGGAGGACGGTTCGGGAATAGCAGGCATCAGCAATCTTTATGATGTTGAGAAACTCGTTCTGGGTAGCAATTCAGACTTGGTGATCATCACCGGAGATACCCATCTCCAACTCATCGATGGATCGGGCGGCAACGATGAGGGGCGTTACATTACCATCCAGGGCTACGCTGAAATGCCCGTCGACTCGTTCCGTAGCTAAGGGGATACGCTGCAACTCGAAAATCTCGATACCGGTTCGTCTTCAGAGGTACGCGTGAGGCTCCATCGTACCACGCCCACGGGGGAAGAACCCGGCTATCTTGCTACGGGGGAGTTCACGATAATCCTGGAGAATTTCGAGGATGTCGTCGGAACCGGTATTCGCGATGTTGTGTCAGGCTCGGAGTTCTCAAATTACCTGTTCGGCATGTCTGGCGATGACTTGCTCTTCGGCGAAGGCGCGACTGATTTCCTGGACGGCGGCGACGGCAACGACGTGCTGTACGGGGGTACATGGCTCGGGCTCGATCAAAGCGGCCAAGGCGCGGATCCGACGGACTACGAAGACGACGGGGTGCGAGACTATCTCGTGGGCGGCACGGGCGTCGAAAAATACTATGCATCGACCTTTGACGATATCACGGATGCCACGATTCACGCTGTCGACGAGGCGGCCGCCGCCGGCACGCGGTTCGTCGCCGACGGGGATGGCGAGGTCTATTTCGACGGCGTCCTGCTCGACGGCGGCGAGCGGGTGGCGTTCGAGGAGTGGGGCAACTACAAGCCTCATCCTGATCTTCAGATCATGGTCGTTGCGCAAGGGGCCGACCCGGACTCGACCAATCCCCACGACTACGTGCAGCGGGAACTGTTCGTCGGAGGCTCTGCGGAAAGCGGTCTTCTTCTGTACCGGGTAATGAATGCCTACTCTCTTGCGTCGGACGGCACCCAGGTCGGAGAGTGGCTGCTGATCGTCGAACTCGCCGGAACGGGAAAGGCCATTACCATCTCCGGGGTAGATTACACGCCGGGCGCAGGGATTGCCGACGGCTTCCTCGGCATAGTCACGTCCGCGAGTGCCGCGACCCTTCTGAGCGCGCTGGTCGCCGGGACCGGCGACACGGGCCCGTACGGCGGCGGCATGCCGAGCATGAGCGCGGAGGTCTTCTCCGAACTGGTAGCATACGGGACCGGAGACGAAGCCTTCGATCCTCTCGCCCCGGGCGGCGCGAACACGGGTCTGACGAACTCGCAAGACAGCGCCGAAGTCGGGCCTGGGCGGCGCCTCGGCCTTGTGCAGGATTCCAGTGAACCCGCGCGGTCCGGGTCTGACCCCGCGACCGTCCAGTCGGCCGGGAACACGCTTCTGGCCGCAGCAGCCGGCGGCGGTGGTCAAGGCGGTGGAGGCGGCGGTGGCGGCAACTCTCCGCCTCCACCCCCGCCGCCGACGGGGAGCGGTTTCCTGGGCCTCAGCATCGTGAACCCCGAACCTGCCGCGGATACGTCTGGCAACGACGTTCTGAGGGGCGGAACCGGGAACGACACCCTGGTCGCCACCGCCGGCGACGACACGTTGCGTGGATCGGGCGGCAACGACCTGCTTGAAGGCGGCGACGGCGCCGACGAGATCAACGGTGGCAGCGGTATCGACACCGCGGACTACGGCTCGTCCTACGAAGGTGTTCAGGTGCACCTTGATAATGGCTTCGGAAGCGGCGGGCATGCCACGGGTGACACGCTCTCATCGATCGAGAACGTCCTTGGCTCAGCTTTCGCGGACCAGATCTACGGAAACAGCGGCGACAACCTCCTCGTCGGTCATTTCGGCAACGACTATTTCCAGGGCGGCGGCGGAAACGATACGTTCAATGGCGGGCTTGGCAACGATGCCGTGGGTTTCAGCAACGATTCCACGTCCTTCGTGTCGATCGATCTCGGCGCCGGGACCTTTGGTGGTCTTGCCGCGGGCCACACCTACATCTCCATCGAGTCCTTCGGAGGCACCAACAATGCCGCACAGGGCGACACGCTGATCGGCAGCGACGAGCGCAACGACTTGTACGGATACGGCGGCGACGACCTCATCTCGGGCGCGGGCGGCAACGATTATCTTGCCGCGGGCGATGGCTCCGACACCGTCGAGGGCGGCGACGGTAACGACTATCTGCAGGGCGGCGACGCCGCCGATATCCTGACGGGTGGCGCGGGTTACGACCTCTTCGGCTTCATTTTCGGAGACAGCGGCACGACCTCGGGCACCTGGGATGTGATCACCGACTTCTCCCAGGGCTTCGACTTCATCGATCTTGGGCGGATCGACGCCAACTCGACCAACGGCGATTGGTTCTCGGGCCCCAATGACGGCTTCCGCTGGATCGGGACCGATCCGATCTTCAACGGCTCTCCGGGCGATCTGCGGTATGAGCAGGTCGACGGCAACACCCATGTCATGGGCGAGACGAACGGTGACGGGGTGGTGGACTTCGTGATCGTGCTGAACGGTCTCTTCGACCTTACGATCGCGGACTTCTACGGCGACAGTGTCACCGACGTCGGCTCGAACGATCCCATCATCGGCACGGAAGAGAACGACACGATTACCGGCACGGACCGCTCGGAGATCATCTATGGTCTCGGTGGGAACGACCGGCTCTACGGCGAGGACGGCTACGACACAATCTACGGTGGCGATGGCGACGACCGGATCGAGGGCTGGCTCGGCGCCGACGAACTGCATGGCGAAGCCGGCAACGACGTGCTTATCGGCGGTACGAACAACGACACGCTCTACGGCGGGGCCGACGACGACCAGCTTTACGGCTACGAGTACCACGACCTTCTCTATGGCGGGGATGGCAACGACACGCTGAACGGCGACAAGAGCAGCTCGCTCTATGCCGGGTCCGACACGCTCTACGGCGGCGCGGGCGACGACAATCTCTGGGGCGGGGCCTACATCGATTATTACGATGGTGGCGAGGGCTTCGATCATGTCACGCTGCAGGATCACACCGACACTGCCTCCGGCGCAACGATCGACCTCGCCGCGGGCCAGGCGATCTACGATAACGGCGACATCGAGTTCCTCGTCAGTATCGAGGGCGTGACCGCGACCTTCTGGGACGACGTCGTCTACGGCGACGACAACGCCAACAGGATCATCGCGTCCAACGGCTCGGACATCGTCTGGGCCGGGGGCGGCGACGACTGGGTCGAGGACACCTACACCGCGCGTGATGAGTATCACGGCGGCGACGGCATCGACACCATCGACATGTCGGGGCCGCTCGGCAACGGAACCTACGACCTCGCGGCTGGTCTCGTCACCTATGCCAGCGGAGGGACGGACATCGTCGATGGTTTCGAGAACCTGATAGCCGGCGACGGATCGGATACCGTCCTGGGGACCTCGGGAGCAAACATGCTCGACGGAGGCTTGGGGAACGATACCGTTAACGGTCTGGCCGGCGATGACACGGTTCTGGGAGGTATCGGTGCGGACGTCCTCTACGGCGATGGGGGAAATGATATTCTGGAAGGCGGTTCCGGTGACGATCAGCATTTCGGTGGAGACGGCGATGATCTGATCCGCGGCAGCATTGGCTTTGACAGCTTCGATGGTGGTACTGGCGTCGACACGCTCGACTTCTCGTATACGGCCGTGAGTGCAACGCTCGACTTGGCGAGCGAGACCGTTGTCTTTGAAGGCGGCCAAGTTGAAGCCGCGCGGGCATTTGAGAATGTGGTCGGAGGTGGTGGAGCCGACATGCTGATCGGAACGTCGGTTACCAACCAATTGTCGGGCAACGAAGGCAACGATACCTTGATCGGAGGCGCTGGCGACGACTTGCTGACGGGCGGTGCCGGAGAGGACGTTTTCGTGTTCACGTCCTTGGGCGAGGGTACTGACACGATCACTGATTTCTCGGCACTGGCGGCGGGTTCAACGGAGAACGACGTGCTCCGCTTCGACTTGAAGTTACCCACAAGTCGTGCGGCAGATTGATTCACCCACAATACTTGGCCTTGCCCATGAAATAGCATTCATGATTCGTCATGTGGCACCAAATGATTGAGGTGCTGGCATGGGACGGAG